TATCTCCCCATGGGCTATCTGTTGGGCAAAAGATCATAGTGTCAAACTCATTAAAGAGCAATATAGACGATGTGTATCTTGGCAAGTACACAATACTTTCTGTCCCATCACCAACAACTTTTACGTATGCTTTAACTGGTACAGACTTAACTGAAGAAACACTTTCTCCAGTTGCTAAAGCCTCTGTAGAATTTTCAGACAAAACTTCTTTAGACTTTGAGATGTTTCGTGTGCCTATTACTTCTCGTGGATATGTTACAGAGGACGGTCAGTCAAAAATTGTTTTTACTGCAGAACTTCCAACAGCAGAAAGATATGAAATAACTGAAGTAGGTGTTTGGTCTGCAGGTGCTAATCCAACTGCAGGAGCCTATGATAGCAAAACAATTTATTTATTTAATGAAACAGACAAGTGGGAATATCACAATGAAAGTGGGGCTGTTGCAATTGCTCAAATTTCTACACGACTAGACTCAGGCTCAACGCCACCAGACAATGTTATAAGCACAACAAATCAAGTATTTAAAACAAACGCAGATAATCCAACCTTTACTGAAGCAAGCAGACTTGAACGGTATGAAAGATGCAGATTCTTAAATAACGTAATGGTTATAAGGGGAGACATGAGCAATCTGTCCCTTACAAACGGAGTAGTTGGTATTCCAACAGGAGCAACTCACATACACTTAACTGGAGAAAGTATTGATTTTAATAAGAATGCCCCGACTGATCAACTTAAACTTGCATTTTCAGTTATAAATAAAGATGGAGAGTCAGCAACTCAACCAGATGAAGTAAGAATTGCAATTGAATTTTCAGACACAGATGAGGCAAATGCTACAGGAGCACAATATGCAAGACTCCAGGTAGTTTTAAAAGAAACAGACGAAGGTGTTGATTTTGCAACAAATAGATATTTTGTTTCTTCAGTTGCTTTGCAAGATTTGCTTAAAACAACTGGCTTTACTTGGAATGTTGTTGATACGGTAAAGTTTTATGCTACAGTAATAAAAGGCACTGCATTGGTTAGTAATAAATCTGCAACTTCTACTGTTGTAACCTTAACAACTTCTGCAAGTCATAGTTTTGCTGTAGGAGACAAAATTATTGTTGCTGGTTTGGGAGACTCTGGAAGATTTGACGGTACATTTGAAATTACAGAAGTTACATCAACTACCATAAAGTACAACAAAGCAGGAACAGCAGTATCTTCTACTGCAGTATCTCCAACAATACAGATTGCATCTCCAAGCGATGACTACTACGTTTGCTTAGATGCACTAAGACTAGAAAACATTACTTCTTCTAATCCAGTCTATGGCTTGTCTGGTTACTCTGTAATTAAAAATACTAATTCAGAAACAATTGTTAAGAATGCAAATACTACAAACCACATTGAGTTTAGATTTGGAATGGACGTTCTTTAATGTCAGATCCAACAGTAAAAAAGGTAATAATTAAAAAACAAGACCTTCCAGCATTTAGTGGCAAAGAACAATCTTATACTGTAAGATACAGGATAGTTTCTGAAGATAAAAACAGAACTTCTCATTGGTCTCCGTATTACTCTTTAGAAGTAGCAAGCGAGCCAGATTTAGAGTGTTCTGTATCAATAAGCAATAGAATTGTTAATATGGTCTGGGCAAGTCCAGAAAATGAGATAGTTGTGTCATATGATATTTATTTTAAATACGGCGCTGCCGAATGGAAGTATGTTGCAACTACACTTGTTAATCAATTTTCAAGTCTAATTCCAGCATCGGTATCTACTTTGTCTGTATCTTTGCATAGAAGTACATACCCAAAAACCTACTATTCCTCTAATGCTTATTTTACTTCAGATCCTATAACGGTTTAATGGTATAATAGTATTATGGCAAAAATTCCTTTACCTGAGCGTGGGCAACCATTAGATGTGACTTATATTTCTCAATTAGCCCAGGTAGTTAATGAGTTATCTAATGCAATATCACCATCAACATATAAGTATACATCTATTGATACTCCAAATGCGGGTAAGCAAAATATTAAGGGTAGTGAGGCTAGAGTTATTGGTGGTATTGCAACTGTTGTTTCCAGTGGAACAAAGACCGCTGGAGAAGAAAAAGAGTTTACATATCCTTTTGCTGGAGAGTTTAAGTATGCTCCAATTGTAACTGCAACAGCCATCAACGTTAATAATACTGTTGCTGGTAAAAATGTTACAGTTGTTTTAGAACCTCCTACAACATCTGGAATTAAAGGAACTGTAAGGTTTAATACAACTGGAGAGTTAGCAGTTAACGTTCATCTAATTATTATTGGCGTACCAAATTAATGTTGAAATGTAAAAAATGTAGTGGGAGAATGTTCCTTGATAGACAACACAGCACAGTCGGACACCTTGAAACATACTGCATGTCTTGCGGATCAAGAAATTTTTTTAATCCACCAGGAAGTTCTGCGGAGGGTTCATGGCTGTTAAAAAAGGAAGTATTGAGAGCGAAGGTTACAATGTCCTCCCTGTAATTCCAGGGAACAAAAAAGTTTGGTTTCTTAATGGAGACCTTGTAAGAATTTATCATCTTAATAAATCTAATGGCATTATGTCTGTTTATAATATTACAAAAGATCAAATTGAAAGTTGTTTAATTAGTGACTTTAAAAAGAAAAGAGAACGAGCATACACAGTTAGAGAGACTGCTGATTTAGTTAATCGTCATAAAAAATATATGCCAGACTTAATGAAGAGAGGCGTTATTCCTTTTCCAATGGGATCTCAAAAAGGTGGTGCAAGAGGTTTTCAAGTAAGGTCCTACTACTCAGAATCGCAAGTAAGGGACATTCGTGATATACTTGCTACACACCATATAGGTAGACCAAGAAAAGATAAATTAATTACTAATGATATTACGCCCAGCAAGCAAGAGTTGACACGAAGAATGGGCGATGGTATACTTACATATAGGAGAACAGAAGACGGACAGTTCGTTCCAATTTGGAGCGAGTCTATTTAACGAAGGGTATGAAATGGAAAACGAAGACACAAAGGTATCCGTTACACTTGGATACACACTTAACCTTGGAAACTTTCAATCGCTAAGACTTGATCTTGGCGTTGTTGATTCACGTCATAACGGAGAAAATATCAATCAAGCCTTTGAAAGAGTTTACAAGTTTGTAGAAGACAAGTTAACTGAAAAGATTAACGAAGCAAAGTCTGAAATCAACGAGTAATGGCAGAACGCAAAGACCGTATGGCTTTGCTTTCAAGATACAGTAAGTATCATACCGCAAGGTACGAATCAAAGCCATCTCTGAATTTAAATGTAGAGCAGTGGGCATCAGATGCCCTTGTAGAGTCATACGGTATCTCTGGCTGCTACGATATACTTGAGTATTACTTTAAGGTTGCAGAGAATCCTTCTTGGAACTACTTTGCATACAATGCAGAAAAAATTTTACAGGCACAAAAAGATAAAAGCAGAGACGACAATGAGAGAGCAGAGCGTAGAAGAATGGCAAAGGAGTGGCTAAGTGAATAATACAGAGTCCAAACTAATTACTGCAGTTCTTCAAGACAAACAGATCCACGTACTTTTACAGGCCAATGTTGATAACCTTCTTAGAACTCACGGAGATATCTGGAATTTTATTAGGTTGTATTTTGAAAACAATAAGTCCCTTCCACCCGCAGAACTTGTTACAGAAAAGTTTAGAGACTTTGCTCCTATAGCAAATGTGGGAGCGACAAAGCACCACCTTGAAGAGTTGCAGGGTGAGTATCTAAATGACAGCCTTAAAGATATCTTAAGATCAGCAGCAGGCAATGTTCAAAATAATCAAGGCACTGTTGCACTAAATGATTTGATCACACAGACCTCTGAATTAAAGAAAAACACTTCTGCAATCCGTGACATTGATGTTACAGATCTTGAGTCAGCGATTGCTTACTTTGAAAATCTAAAGATACAACAGGCTGCAGGTCATGTTGGTATTAAGACTAACCTTCCAGGGTTTGATAACTACCTTCCTTCTGGAATTATGCCAGGGCAGTTGGGAGTCTTCTTAGCATACCCAGGTATAGGAAAGTCGTGGATGGCTCTATACTTTGCTGTACAGGCCTGGAAACAGGGTAAGACACCCCTTGTAATCTCGCTTGAGATGTCAGAAACAGAAGTTCGCAATCGTGTATTTACTATTATGGGTGAAGGTCTTTGGTCTCATCGCAAGTTAAGTAATGGAGATGTAGAGTTAGATACTCTTAAGGCTTGGCATGCAAAGCACTTACAGGGCAAGCCAGAGTTTCATATTATTTCTAATGATCAAGGTGGAGAAATTAATCCTTCTGTTCTTCGTGGAAAGATTGATCAGTACAAGCCAGACTTTGTAATCGTTGACTACCTTCAGTTGATGGCTCCAAATCAGAAGTCAGATAATGAAACGGTACGAATGAAGAACCTTTCACGAGAACTTAAACTAATGGCTATTGGTGAAGAGGTTCCAATTATTGCTATCTCATCTGCTACACCAGATGATGTGAATGATCTTAGTGGAGTACCAACATTGGGACAAACTGCTTGGTCAAGACAGATTGCATATGATGCTGACTGGGTTATTGCTTTAGGTAGAGCATCCAATAGTGATATAATTGAATGTGCTTTTAGAAAGAACCGTAATGGATTTATGGGAGATTTCTTAGTGCAGGTTGATTTTGATAAAGGATACTACAGATACAAAGATTATGAGGACAAATAATATGAACCAAACACCTAAATTTGATACAGACTTTATAACTATTTATGAAAATAAAATAGATGCAGACCATATAATTAATTTGATTAATTTGGTTAGCGAAGGATCTCATAAGTTAGAAAAGGTTGAAAGAAGACCTCACCTGACTATGGAACTTCCTGCAGTAACTCATGAAAAAGACAATTATGCTGCAATGGAATTAAGATCAATTTTTTATAATCTTCTAAATGATTCATTAATAGATTTTTTAAAAAGAAAAAATATCAGCAAGGTAAAGCAAGCAATGTTGATAGATGGAGACGCTATAGGAGATAACTTCATAATTGTTTCTAAACTGACAATGAACTATGGCCCAATGGGAGTGCATCAAGATATAAACGATGACCACCCGCTAAGTGATAGTTTTATAGTAATGGTATACATTAACGATGATTATG